TATACCTGATTATGTAGAAGAATTTAAATTATATCACAACGGTAAATCGCCTGACGATTTGATATAAATATAGTAATATGCCAAATTACGATGCCGGTTCTTTAAACAGAAGTAAAAGAGCTACACAACAATATAGAGATTTAGATTTAGATTTTGGTCGTAATCCGGTAACTAATGATGTAAATAAATTAACAGATATTGAAGCTGTTAAAAGAAGTGTAAGAAATTTAATTAATACATCACACTTTGAAAGACCTTTTCATCCTGAAATAGGTTCAAGTATTAGAGCGATGTTATTTGAACCTATTACACCAATGACTGCACTAATGTTACAAAGACGAGTGCAGGAAGTTTTGGTAAATTTTGAACCTCGTATTAGATTAGTGCAAATTGTTGCTAATCCAAATATTGATAGTAATGCTTATGATTTAAGAATTTATTTTTATGTTGTAGGGTCAAACGAGTTAATTGAAGTACAATCATTTTTAGAAAGACTAAGATAAGATGGCAAGTAACAAATTAGAAGTAGCAGATTTTGATTTTGACATAGTCAAATCTAATTTAAAAACATTTTTACAAAGTCAATCAGAATTTCAAGATTATAATTTTGAAGGTTCAGGTTTTGCCATTCTTTTAGATATACTAGCTTACAATACACACTATCTAGGTTTTAATGCTAATATGTTAGCAAACGAAATGTATTTAGATAGTGCTGATATTAGAAAAAATATTGTATCGTTAGCTAAAATGTTAAACTATACACCATCTTCAGTAAGATCACCAATAGCAAATTTAAATATAACAGTTAATGATGCTGCAGGTTCAAGTTTAACTATTCCTAGAGGAACAGTTTTTACAACAAGTATTTTGGGAATAGGTTATCAATATATTACAAATCAAGATTATACAATAACACCAATAAATGATATATATAATTTTCCTAGTGTAGATATATACGAAGGAACATTATCGACTTTTAGATATACAGTAGATGCTAACGATCCTGACCAAAAATTTGTAATTCAAAGTGCCAATGCTGATACTAGAACTTTAAAAGTTTCTGTACAAAATAGCGTTAACGATACTACAACAAATATTTACACTTTAGCTGGTGGTTTTAATAATGTAACAGATACATCTAAAGTTTATTTTTTACAAGAAATAGAAGAAGGTAAATTTGAAGTTTATTTTGGTGACGGCGTTATTGGAAATAAATTATTAAACGGTAATATAGTTATACTAGAATATATTATTACAAATAGAGATGAATCTAATGGTGCATCATCTTTTAGTATTTCTTCAGCAATAAATGGATTTTCAGATATAATTATTATTACAAATTCTATATCACAAGGAGGAACTGCAGCTGAATCAAAAGAGTCAATTCGTTTCAGAGCTCCATTAAATTACGCAGCTCAAAATCGTGCTGTTACAACTTCAGATTACGAAACAATAGTAAGATCAATTTATCCAAATGCTTTATCTGTAAGTGCTTGGGGTGGTGAAGATGATGAAACACCTGTTTATGGTACTGTTAAAATTGCTATTAAAGCGGCCAGTGGTTCAACTCTTACAACGTCAACTAAACAAAATATAATTCAAAGTTTAAAACCCTATAACGTAGCTTCAGTTAAACCAATTATAGTAGATCCTGAAACAACATCAGTATTATTAACAAGTACTGTTAAGTATGATTCAAGATTAACAACTAAAACGTCAGATACAATACAAACTAATATAGTAAATTCTTTAAATCAATATAACACAAATACTTTACAAAAATTTGATGGTGTTTTTAGATATTCAAAAATTAGTAGATTAATTGATGACGCTGATACAAGTATAATATCTAATATAACAACTGTTAAAATAAGAAAAAATTTTAAACCAACATTAAATTCTTCTACAAAATATAATGTATATTTCAGAAATGCTTTGTATCATCCTGTATCTGGTTATAACGCCTCGAATGGTGGTATTTTAGAATCAAGTGGTTTTAAAATTTATGGAGATAATATAAATGTATATTACTTAGATGATGATGGTAATGGTATCGTAAGAATATATAAATTGGTTGAAGGTGTCAGAAGTTATGGAACAACAAGTCAAGGATTAATAAACTATAGCACAGGTGAAATTACTTTAAATTCTTTAAATGTACAATCAATTGAAAATATAAGAGGAGTATCTTCTAGTGTTATAGAGTTAACTGTAAAACCAAATTCAAATGATATTGTTCCAGTTAGAGACCAAATTATTGAAATTGATGTTTCTAATTCTAATATTTTTGTATTAGTAGATGATTTTGTAGGTGGTTCTGCTAATGCAGGAATAGGATATTCAACGGCAACTAGCTATTAATTTTTATGGCTATATTCAAAGAAAAACTTTCTAGCCTTATAGGTTCACAAGTACCTGATTTTATACTTGAAGATCATCCAAAATTTTTACAATTTTTAAAAACTTATTACACATTTATGGAAGCTGCCGAATTATCGGTAACTTCTGTTCAAACAACAGATGGTGTACAATTAGAAACTGAAACGAACCAAGAAAATTCCTTATTATTAGATGGTACTAGAATAGACACTGATAGAACCATTATTGATAATAGTGATAAACTATTATTAGAAAGTTCTTTTTATGGTAAATTTACCAGAGGAGAAACTATACAAGGACAAACTTCAAAAGCAACCTCAACTGTATTAACAGAAGATTTAGATAATAATAGATTATTCATTGTAGCACAAGATAAATTTATACAAGGTGAAATTATAATAGGTTTATCTTCAAATGCAAGTGCTGTAGTAAATGATTATAGACCTAATCCTGTAAACAATATACAAGAATTATTAAGTTTTAGAGATCCTGATAAAGTTATATCTAATTTTTTAAGAAATTTTAGAAATGAATTTTTAGCAACATTACCTGAAAATTTAGAACCAAATATTAATAAAAGAAATTTAATAAAAAATATAAAATCAGTTTATCAAACAAAAGGTACTTCAGCCGGACATAAATTATTTTTTAAATTATTGTTTAACGAAAATTCTGACACCATTTATCCTAGAGAAAATATGTTAAGAGCTTCAGATGGAAAATTTACAACTAATCTAATATTAAGACTTATTAACGTAAATGGAGAAATTTCTGGTTTAATAGGTAGAAGTATTAGAGGTAAAACCTCAAATGCTACTGTTATAGTAGAAAGTGAAATTAGTTATGTTATTGATTCTATAAAGGTTTCTGAACTTATTTTAAATAAAGAAACCTTGTTGGGAAATTTTGTAATAGGTGAAACTATAGAAGCAACATCTTCAGATACAGATGATAATTTTATAACAGGAGTTATAACAGGAGTACCTACCACTAAAAATATAACTGTTGATGGTGCAATACATACTGTAAATGAACCTGTAAATTATATTGGTGGAGGCTCAGGATCAATAATTCAAGTTAAGACAATAGGAAGTGGGCCAATAGGACAAATAATTTTAAATACTCCAGGAATTAATTATAATATTGGAGATCCTTTAGTGTTTAATAACACAAATACAAATGGAGGAGGTGCTGCAGGATTCGTTTCTATTGTTAATGGAGGATTTACGTTAGAAGATAGTTTAAGTACAACTGATGATGAAATATTATTAGAAGCAGCTACAACTGACGGAGACAATTATGCTGGAAATAAATTTGTACAAGAAACAGCTACAGGTATAAGAGATGTTACAGATATTTACTTATATAATGGTGGAGAAGGTTATACAAAATTACCTACTGTATCTGTTAATTCAAATACAGGTTCAGGATGTTCATTAAAAACTTGGGGAGGTTCTATTGGTAGAATTTTGGATTTAGAATTAGTAGAAATAGGTATAAATCATCAAAATGCTCCTACACCTCCAACTTTAAAATTTCAAAAAAATTTATTGTTAACACAAGTAATAGGAAATTATGTTGAAGGAGAAACAGTAACTATTACAGGAGGAGCCACTGGTCAGGTGGTTAGTTGGACTCCAACCACTTCAATTTTAAAATTAAAAAATGTTACTACAAATATTGCTGTAGGAGATGGCAATAAAACAGCATTAGGAAGTACTACTGGAACTATAGGTTTTATTAAACAGGCTACTAATGCTCAAGGAACATTATCAGTAGGTTCCGTTTCTCTATTAGATGGCAGATTTGTAAACGAAGATGGATTTGTTTCAGAAAATACTATAAAAATTCAAGATAGTTTATATTACCAAGATTTTTCTTATGTTATAAAAGTTGGTCGTTCTATTACAGAATGGAAAAATGATTTTAAAAAGACTATGCACACAGCTGGTTTTTATTTGTCTAGCCAAGTTGAAATTAGTAATACTATTAGTGCTAGAATTACAACGCCAATTGCTGGTACTGTAACTGGAGTTATTGACACTCCACTATTCAGTATAGTAAATACTTTATTTACAACAATATTTGGAAGAAGATTAGGAACTGAAAGTGATGGAACAACTTTAAGATTGAATGCTAATATTGGGGTTTCTTCTGATTTTGATACTTCAACAATATCACAATTTTCAAACACTACGAGAGATTTAACTTTAAAAAGATTACCAATTAATATTCAATATCTTTCAAGGCCAAGAGGAATATTTAATGATGTTACGGTGGCTCAAGGATTTGTTTATGCAGGCCCACGTTACGGTACTATTAATAGAGAAGTATTAAGGTCTTTTGTTAGACAATCAGGTACAAATTATACAATCAGTGAATTAAGTAATAATTTAACTTTTGGTACTAATACATCTTTAGACGGTGAGGATAATACATTAGCGTTTGCTTCCACAGATTTAGGAAGATTAATCAAAACAAAATTAACAATACCTGCTGAGGTTATGATAATATCACCTCAAAATGTCTTTGATAACACTTTAACTACTTTTGACCAAATACTTGATGGAGATGGAAATCCAATAACTTTTGATGATACAACACCTTAATGCGATATAAATATAGAAAAGATTAATAAATGTCTAAACAAACAATTAGTATAGGTAGTATAGCAAACGACGGAACAGGTTCGAACTTACGTGCCGGCGGTACAATTATTAATGATAACTTTAATGAATTATATACAGCACTAGGAAATGGAACAACTCTTTCATTTTCTCAACCAGTTATAAAATTTGCTGATGATACTTCTTCACTTAGTACAATAAATTTAGGACAAACTTTAAAAATTTTAGGTGGAACAGGATTAAGTTCCTCAATATCAGGAAATACTATCACTTTAAATATTGATAGTACTGTGGTTACTGAAACAGGTACACAGTCATTACAAAATAAAACAATTAACGCATCATTTAATTCTTTATCAAATATTTCAAATTCATCTTTATCTAATTCAACAATAAAATTTACAGATGATGCTTCTACTACCGTTTCCATACCTTTAGGACAAACTATTAAATTATCTGGAGGATCAGGTGTTGATACATCTATAAGTGGCAATACGATTACTATAGCGTTGGAAAGTACTGTCGTTACAGAAACATCAAATGATGTATTAACAAATAAAAGTATCAGTGGTTCAACAAACACATTGTCAAATATTTCAAATTCATCTTTAATTAATTCATCAACAAAGTTTACAGATGATACTTCTACACAAGCAAACATATCTTTAGGTCAAACTTTAAGAATTATAGGAGGAACAGGAATAGATACAGCTATTTCAGGAAATACACTTACAATTACAGCAGCTTCTGTTCCCAATTCTTCATTAACAAATTCTTCAGTATCTATTGGAGGAAATACAATTACATTAGGTGCTGCAGCTACAACA